GTTATGACCATACCATGTGTGACCGCCAGTAATTTTTTCAGGTAAGATATAACCAATTTTCCAGTTACCATTACCAAGATCATCTAAGGAAATACCTTCAAAACCACCAGTACCACCTTTTTGGAATGTTACTTCATGTCCACCAGTACTAGCATCAACAGTATATAATTCTATAGGGTTGACTTTATTAATTAAGTCATTTGTAGTGTTGAACCATGAATAGAAAGTATCAGACAGATATAAACTAGGTACAGGGTCTGCTGTGCTTCCTGAAGGTGGTGTTGTAGATGATGTTCCCATTTTTTATACTTTTTCCTATTAGTATTTATATTAAGTTTGTAATACTGTTGCTCTTAAATTTTTAATCACTGGCATATCATTTTCTGAAATACTAGATGAGGCACTACACACAACTATTTTTATTGCATATACAGAAAATTCACCTACGCTTGTACCAGTTGCAGGTTTAAACGTCATTGGTGTTAGTGAATATTCTTCAACATCGGTTGGCCATTCAAGACCTGTGTCACCGTCTTTATATAACTGTGTCCAGTTTACAGTATCAAAATCCTCACTGTCGTTATTAACTTTGACAAATACTTTAACAGTTCCTCCATTCTGTGCTATGTCTAAATAAACTCTAACATCATTAGCGGTCAAATTACCAAATTGCATCTTCTTAGAAACATACCTAGCAACTCCTTGGGCGCCTGCTGAGTTTGCTTGTGTTTCTCCAATTGCAGATCCAGTATCCGCATCAGGCATTGCAGTAGAAAATCTGTTTCTTACCAGTATTGACCCAACTCTATCAGCATCGATTACTGGTGTTAAAATATTGGTTGTTGTGCTACCATATTCTACTGACAGTTTCATATCACCAGTATCATCTACTAACACTTGATCACTAAGTATAATATCTTTATTAGGAGCAATACCAGAATAGTGTGTATCATTTACAGAAAGTTTAAATGTCGGTTTAATCTCACTGGATGTAAATAATTGGTCGTTACACACCACATTAGTAATATGTCCATATGCTGTTACTCCTGAAGTAACAGTAGCATCAAACAATATAGTTCTTTGATCAACACTTAGTGCACCACCACTAAAATTGCACCTGTTGATGTTCATTAAAAGGCTGTCTTGTGAACTCTTTTGTCTAGTACCATTGTTTAGGGGCAAGAATAAACTACCGACACCGACACCTGTTCCATATCCTTTCCCTTCATAAACAAACCCATCACGATTTTGAGTACCATCAGGGTTTAACCATATTTCGCCCAATGTTGCTTTAAATATTTGGTTATTATCACTATTTGTCATTATACAAATACCCCAATTTCCTGGCGTTAAGAAAACTGGAGATTCAAAACTAAATTTAGTGCTGGTACTAGAATCAGGTCCCAGTGATGTTGTGGATGGAAGCACAGTAACTTCTGAATGTGGTACTACCAAGAAATCGTGGGGTGCACCATTTGTCATGGGTCTAATATGAACAGTTACTGGTAACGATGAATCTACTTTCTTAAAGAACAGTTCAATACTGTTTAAGAACACACCTTGTGAAAATACACCCGCATCAACAATGATTTCTTGTGTCATTGGGTCTAGACCATTTTGTACAGAAGAATAATTTCCATCAACAGTATTAAGATAGGGGCCACTTATAATACCTTCACTATTAACAGATTTTCTTCTTGATTGTGATGGTCTATCTGATATGATATTTGAGTTTTTATAATTCAACATACCCTGTGCGTAAAATTTTGAATCGGCAGCAGTGACTGTACTGCTAAGAGTATCTGTGCTACTGTTGCTTAATCTAAATGTTTTTTCACCAGATAAATAACTGTTATCAATTGTTACTCTACCACTAACACCACCTGTTGAACTTACTGAATATCCTGTTCCAGATGCACCAACCAATATACCATCAAATAAAGCATAAACAGTAGAGCCTGGTAACAAACCACTTGCATCAAAGGTAATACCAACTGACCTCATATACGGAACAACACTCTCATCAACTGTTCTATCACTCACAGTTCTGAAAATTCTATCAGGTAGTTTTGCTCTTGCAGTTTTGATTGGGAGTTTATAATTTCTATCGGATGGATCCACAGTCGACAAGACTTCACTTAAATCCTCTGATCCTAACCAGTGGCTTTTCCACTCACCATGTTCACTTCCCCATCCTGCAGATCGTCCTGCTTGCCATGCATTTCCAGTTGTTTGATATTGGTTATTTTCTCCAAACGAGTTAACAAGAACTGACGGATTTACCTCTGTATCATACCAAAAGTCAGACGATGGGTTTAATTTTAGGTAACCTAAAAAGTCTGTACTACCATAGGGATTAATTGGCAGGGATGATGTACCATATGATATGCCCAGTGTTTTTAACTCGCTAAAATCATACGTAACATTTCTACCTGATGTTAAGGTTAGACCGGCTGGCAAGGTATTTACATCAAATTTAAATGCATTTGTGGTAAATGGTGCTTTTAACCCTCTATCCCTAAAGTCCATGCTACAGTTATTATCTCTGTTGGATACATCACTAAACGCATGTCCGCTAAAGTCATCCACAATTGTACCTTCTTCAACCAGTGTACCTGTTTCTGCCGCGCCTCTAGCAATAGCATCACTATATAGAGATTCTAGATACCTGTCTCTTTCTACATTTTCTACTTGATTTTCTAATTCACTGATTTCTTTCATAGTGAATCGTCTATTATCAATATACTTTGCATCAACATCTTTACCTAAGTCGAAGATGTATGGTTTCATTTTTAAAAGGTATAAATCTAAATCTTCAACAGATGTTTGTGGTGCTTGAGGTGTAATAGATGATGTACCTTTTACAATTCTATATGTTCTATCTTGACAAAGAGTTACCTTGTCAATTCTTGGTAAATAATAACTATATGATATTTTAGAAAATGAGTTGCTATTTTTAGTAAATGGGATTCCAAACTCAGTGAATGTTCCATCAGATTTTTCTACAGGTCTAAAATCAATATGATCTCTTAATTGAATTATTTTACCACTGTCTGGATCATTAAACGATGGAATATCTTCGTATGAATCCGGATAACTATTTAAAGTTGCTGGCCCAATACCAGTATGGTTATAATAATCATAGGTAAAGTTTACAGTATAATTACCATCAGTAGGAGTAAGCACACTTGTTGGTATATAAACGGAACCTCTAAAGAAGGCAGACTGGCGTTGACCATCATCCAATGTCATATTGCTGGCTAATACGGTAGCACCATTATGTGATGCCGAACCAATACTTTTAACATGACCATGATTTAAAGTAAACCTTACTGATGTAGCACCATTGTGATACACGGTATCACTACTACTGACGGTAAATGCTGTGTCTGACTGTGTAGTACTAGTTAGAGTCCTATAAATCTTTTGACCAGTTACTGTGGTTGTGTCATATACAACTGGATGAAGAATAGAAGCAGTTGAACCATTTGCGGGGCCAGACATACCTAATAAATTTAATTTAAATCTTGCGTTGGGTGTATCTATGTTGTAGGCAGTCACAGTATATTCATCTGTTGAAAGTAGTGTTCCGGTTACACCAGCGTCAGTATCTGCGGTTGCACCAAACCAAACCAAATAGTTTTCATCATCGGAGTCTAGTAAACCTATACCACTTGACATAGTTTTAGTTGCAGAATCTATTCCACTTGCAAAATGTAAGGTGGATGTTTTTTGTACTACGAATTTACTACCATAAGACTGCTCATTACCAGGCCCCACTTTAATTGTCTTATTTCCAGAAACTGGGAATACCATTGATCGTTTACCCGCTTCGTGCGGCCCAGTCCATCCTGCTGAGTTTGCTTTAAGTCTAAACCATGATCCAGTATTTCCAGTATGACCTAATTGGGCTGGATCATTAGAAACAAGATACCTTGCTCCGCTACTAAATTTGTGTCCAGAACTCATACCAACATTAAACAAATATGCTTTAAGATTCGATCCGTCTATTTTCATGGATCTTAAATTACAATTACCAATAGACGCACCAGGCGCTGCACTGGCGCCTGTCATAATATCTCCCCAAATACTGAATGATCGTTGCTTACTTACAGCAAGTGCGGATTCGTTTTTATCACCACTGGAAACACCACCAAACCCACCACAAACTCCTGCACCACCTAGTCCTTCAACCAAAACGTAGTTACCAATAGAAGAGTCTAATACCTCACCAAATGAAGGAACACTACCAGAATCTCTTGGTTTATCAACTTCAAGATATGCAACGCTCTGAGTATCGACTTCAAACCCACCAACATAAGATTTATTTGGATCAACACCAACAGCAAATTTATTAGTGTCTGCAGGGGTAAACACACTACCATGAGTCACTGTTCTCAGTTTTGGTGCACTTACAGTATAATTACCAGATTCATCAAAGGTTCTTCTAGCAAAGGTTTCTTCAATCTCTGCGTAGGCTGTGTATTTTACTGTTTTAGTACTACTACCACCAACTATCCTTACCAGTTCAACGAAATCTTTATTATCAAAGGTTAACCCTGTAGCACTACCAAGTGATCCATCAAATGGAATATGGTCTAGAGTTAAATCAACTTTATACCTATCTGCACCAGGCGCATTGTAATTATAAAATCCTGAAGCGGGATCTCTCAAACTTACATCGCTATTGTGATCAACAATGTTTCTTGAGATACTCCATCCAACTAATGATGTTGGTGTTCCAAATGACCTATATCTGTTGTCACCAGTTGTTGCACTTACACTACCAACAGTGCTGAACGGTACAACAGATTCTTTAGAGTTTTTTACAAAGAAACCATCAACATAAAATACACCTTCATCAACAGTAAATATTGTCGAGTCAGTACCGATGGATGGTGCTGTGTTTCCTGCTCCCTGAACTGAAAATGTAAGACCTGCAGAATCAGCCCCAGTAGTTCCGAATGTTGATCCCTCTGTGAATGTACCATTAGATGTATATTGAAAAAATACAACTTGATTTGTGTCTGCATTTAAAGTTGAACCTGCTAAAACATGAACAATCTTAGCATTTGTATAACTAGTATCATAAATTTGTTGACCCACTAATCTATTTAAGTCTGTAGAACTTAAAGCATCTGCAGTACCCAATCTTGCAAAATTAATTTTTGACTCACCTATACCCCCACCAATAATAACTGAACCATTTTCAAATATGTGAGAACCCATTCTTTCAATTTGGTTTTGAAGGACTGTTTGAAGTTGAGTTAGTTCTCTTGCTTGAACAGCCGTACCCGGCTTGAATAAAGTTTTAAGAAACTTTTTGTCTTCATCAAAGTCATCATAATAAGGATTGGTGTTAAACAAATTTGGGTCATAAGATAGTGGCATGTTGGTGGATATCCCCTAATGGATCATATGTCTATAATTATTTTTATCTCTTCTTCTTGCTCGTTATGTCTTGTTATAGGTGTTACATTATTTATATATAACACCTCACCAGACCCCTTCACAAATTCTGGAACATATATTTTATTTATTACAGATTCAACAGTTACCCCAGCAAGGTTTTCACCCACTGTGAATCCATGTTGATCAGCACCAGAACTACCCACAATGGTTGACAAGTACAGTGTCGCTGTTTGTCCACCACTTGGAATGTACTCCACAATAGTTGCAGAACTACCAGATGCACCTGAAATGGTTCTGTCTCGATCATAATTAGCGTGAGAAGAACTATAGGTTGTTCCTGAACTGCCAGCAGTTGATCTTATTTCCAATGCTGTGGTCATTCTATAGTGGCTATTAGTCTGTGTAATGGTTGTTTCACCTTGAAACTGTACATAACCAACACCTTTTCCACTTGATGACCAGTTGCTTCCAGTACCTAAACCAATAACACTTTCTCCAATTATAAATTTATTGGTATTTAAGAGTCTTAAAGTTCCCTTGGAGATGTCCGTTGATCTGTACCAGTCCAATACCTCACCACAAGATGTGCTAGTTTCTCCAAGTACTATATCACCTGTAGCGAAATCGCCCGCATTATATACTGAACCAGTTGCGGCACTTATATTAATATTTGTTACTGTATCAACTTCTAAACCAGCGATTTTACCTTTTCGTGGGCCAGTCGCTAATATGGGATTTCTTAGTATTCCATACTGTCTAAAATCATTCACTAAGGGGAATGATCCAGTATAAATATTATTTCCAGTAATACCACCATCTTCTCTATCAAGTCTGGCCAAAAGCATCAATCTTGTTGGTGGTATTTCTGAGATAGGGTCTGAACCATGACCTCCATATGGACTAATCATAGGTTCAAAAGTAGCAGTATCACCATTGTTTGCAGTTTTTACTGTAACATATGCTCTAGTATAGCCATTACCACTGTTTGTTACCCTTGCACTTCCAAGAGTTATCCCACCTTCTTGGTGCATAACTGCAAGTGCAGTTGCACTCACACCGTCACCATCAATAGTAATTTCTGGCATTATTTCATATAAACTAGTAGTGTCTGGTATTGTTGTCCAGTTTGAATCAATTACTGCTCTTTTAATTCCTCCAGAATATTCAGAAATTCTTTTTGATTGTCCTACACCAGCACCTTTAACAATATTAATAACATATGTGTTATAAAAATCATCTGAATAAGAGGATTCTGTTTCATTTAAATCTGCATATCCAGTAGTTCCAGTATTGGCAGCGGCCACAATATAGGTTCTTTTATTAGATGGAAGAATAGTATCATCAGAAAATACTCGATTACCATAAGAACTGCCAGAACCAGTAATATCTATATAATCAATGGATCCATTTACTGCGTTATATTGCACTGAATATTGTAGTTGTCTTTCATCATCAAATTTTTCTGAAACGCCACTTTCTAAATCCAGTTTCTTTACAGGAATATGATCATCAGTAATAAACCTTCCCCAGTTTTCTGGAACTTTAAACATAAATTTCCATACATATCCATCACTCAATGTTATGGTGTTTATTGATGTTCCTCTGGGAGAAGCAGTAGAAGGTTTAGTACTAGTAGTATTACCACCAGACAAACCATTAAAAATACATTTATATACATTGTTATCTGAGTTTGTGGTATAAAATGTAATACCAGACATATCATCGTCATCTGTATACATGCTATAATTTGAACCAGAAGACCATGAGTTTTTGGGGGCCATTAAATAAGCATCCACAGAGGTAACTCTTTTAGCGGCTATCATCCTTTTATAAACATCATTATATGACTCAGTATTATCAACATAAGTGGGCGGAGAAGCATCGTCACTCCAACCCTCTGGTCTTGCTATAAAAAGAAAATTAGAACTATTAGAGTCTACAGCAAAATCGTCTATTAATTTGTTTATGATGTGAGTTTTTAATGCTGTTTTAAGTGCCATTAATGTTATCTCTCTATACCAAATAAGAAGTCTTTAATATTAACAAAATTGAATTCATTGTCACCGCTAGTGGTGCCTACATTATAGTCTATTTTATTTATATAACCTGTAGCACCATGAGATTGTCCTTCAATTAATCCTGCTGAGCCACCTATCATATCTTGATTATATGGTAAAAACATACCACTAATTGTATTTACAGTAAGATACCATTCATGAGGACCAAGAAATGATATTCCTGTTATTTTACCAACAGCAAGTTGAGATAGGGGAT